TATTTCTTTATCTATTAAAAAATTTATGTAATTACTTACTGCTCTTCCCTCTTTCATTGCCATTTCTTTTACTTTTTCATATTTATCTTTATCAATATTAACTGTTATTCTAGTCATGTTTTCTTTTAAAGCCATAAAATCACTCCTTTTTATTTCTATTATAGCATAGTGATAGCATTTTAAAAATATTTCAATAAAAATAAATAAAAGTGCTTGCATTATGATAGCAATGGTGCTATTATAATAGTAACAAAAGAATAAAAACCGAAAGATAATCACTTAAAAGATTATTTCGGTATGTAGGGATGTTCAAACCCGAATTTACGCCTTTGGAGTGTCGTACAAGCTCAAGTAGCTATTAAGCAAAAGAGGACACGATGAATAAGGAAACTTGTTATATTGTATATTGCACTTGTGCTAATACAATACTAATACAATCTTGTTATTAGAAATTTATTATAATTTTCAATGCTAGTAACTTATATTGTAGTAATATCAACTAGTACAGATATATGTTGATACCTTGAAAACTTAATAAAAAGTACTTGTATATCAACTAGTACAATTATTATTCAGTACTTATATCTATTGGCATTACTGCATTGCAAGTTGCACGAGTACAAATGCAATATACAATATAACAAGTATTGAAACGACAGAATATATGAAATTATCAGTGAAATGGTAGCTAGTACAAGTTCGATATACAATATAGCAAGTATTGAAACTCTGGAGCACTTAATGGAGTATCTCAAGCATTTAAAAAGTACAAGTTCGATATACAATATAGCAAGTATTGAAACCACAAAGATAAATATGATTTAAATGCTATAGATAAAGTACAAGTTCGATATACAATATAGCAAGTATTGAAACTAACATATTCATATCTATAACGTATTCATTTTTAATTGTACAAGTTCGATATACAATATAAAATGTAAACTAAATAACAAGTATAGGAGGAAAAAGAAATGATTAAATCATACAAAGTTAGATTATATCCAACAAAACAACAAGAAAAACAAATGTTCTTTCAAGCAGGATGCGTAAGACATGTATATAATTGGTGCTTAACATTTCAAAAGAGTAGATATGAGGATGAAAGTATTCCTAAAAAAGAAAAATTTATACCAGCAAAAGGACTTAGCAAATATTTCACTGCTTACAAAAAACAAGAAGGCAATGAATGGTTAAAAGAATGTGATTCAATGGCACTAGTTATAGGTTATACAGATGGTTGTAATGCATTTAAGAACTTTTTCAAAAGACCTGAAGTTGGCTATCCAAAGTTTAAGAGCAGAAATAGAACAACTCCAGCCTTTGCACCACATTATCAAACTATAAAAATATCTGAAAATCAAGTCAAACTTCCTAAAATAGGAATAGTCAAATTAAGTAGAAAAAACTATATACCTATTGTAAAAAAATATTCTAATCCGAGAGTGACATATGATGGATTGCATTGGTACATATCAGTAGGAGTAGAACAAGAAGATTATAAACCTGAATTAAATCCAACTGTATTAGGTGTAGACCTAGGAGTTAAGGATTTAGCGATAGTTAGCGATGGTACAGTATACAAGAATATTAACAAAACTGCTGAGATGAAGAAATTAGAGAAGAGATTAAAAAGATTACAAAGACAAGTAAGTAAAAAATATGATATGAATAAAGACGGAAAAGTATATCATAAAACTAATAACATAATCAAATTAGAAAAACAAATCTTAAAACTGCATCATAGAATAAGAGATATTAGAAATAATTATAGACATACAATGACACACCAATTAGTAGAAAAGAAACCTCAAAAGATAGTAATAGAAGACTTAAATGTAAAAGGAATGATGAAAAACAAGCATTTATCAGATGCGATAGGCAAACAAGGATTTTTTGAAATTCAAAGACAATTACAATATAAAACTCAAGAATACGGCATAGAATTAGTAATGGCTGATAGATGGTATCCTAGTTCTCAAACTTGTAGTAAATGTGGACATACAAGAACAGGCAAAGATAGACTTAAACTTAAAGATAGAACATTCACTTGTCCTGAATGTGGACATACAATGGATAGGGACTTAAATGCAGCAATTAACTTAAGTCAGTATTAAAAATAGAATAATAAAAAAAGAATATAAAGGGGTTGTTATTCATGAGCAGATTAAAAAATGTTACGTATATTTATTTTAGTGGAGATGATAAACTTGAAAACTTAAAAAAAGAGGCTGAGATATTTCAAAAAACATTCCCTAATGTTGGTCTTAAATATAAAATAGAAAGGTATTTTAAACATCGTAATCATACTTCATATACAGTTGGAATATATGCTAAAAATCCATCACCAGTTATTGAGTTTTTTATGATGAGATTAAATCCATATACATTATCATTTGAACCAAAATATTATAAATGATAGTATAGTCTACAAAGAGGAAATTGTCTAATCAAATAGAATTCTAAAATATAAATTATTAAGGGGGATGTTATTTATGAATAAAAAATTAATAAGCATTTTAACATCATGTATATTAGCAGTAAGTATGGTAGGTTGTAGTGATAATATAAATAAGAATAAAGCTGAAAGCTCTATAAAAGAAGAAAAACATATGACTGAAAAAGAGAGAATTGCCACTTTAAAAGGATTAGAAGGAAATGAATTAACAGAAGCATATAGAAAGTTATTAACAGAGGATGAGATTAATTTTTTAAATAACCACGACTGGAAAATAGAAGAAGAAGCTAAATATTATCAAGATGGTGTAAATTTAAAAACACCTGAAAATTATAGTGGAAATGAAGTAGAAGCTGAAAAATATATAGCTAAACAACTTGATAGTATAGAAAAAACTTATCTAGATGATGAAATTTCTCCAAGTTTTGAATTTACATGGACTAATAATACAGGAAATGATATAAATTATTTAGAAATAGATTTTAAAGAGTATGATAAAAACAATACTTGTATACCATGGAATGGTGTTGAGCAAAATATATCAGCTGGAGAAACTAGAAAAATAACATTGTACCTAAAAGAAAAAAGTACAGAAAGAATAGAGATAACAGGAGTTAAAATATACCATGTACCAACAAATAATACATCTGAAATATATGATGGATGTATACCTGGTATGTGGTACAAATTAGATAAATAAAAAGAAGCTCATAGGGGTATGATATGAAAAACATATCGAAAAAGAAATAAAAATGGATGGTGTTATAAGTATGAATGTAATGGACCTAAAAGAGGGTTGTGAGTATTGTAATGTTAAATATGGAAAAGAAAAATTAATAACTCAAGGATGTTATAATAATTTATATATAGATAAAGATGAATATGATAATTTACACATAATAGCTAAGGCTGATGGAATCGCATCTTTTAAAATTAAATATTGCCCATTTTGTGGTAGAAAATTATCAGAAGTATAATAAAAATAAAGCTGGTAAGGAAAATAATCCCTACCAGCCTTTTTATTATACTTTCTTTACATATTTTTCAGATGCAGTTATATAAAGTCCACTTTCAAGTTTATACATTTTTGTAGATCCATTCTTAGGTGATACTTCAGCAACCACATCCAATATTTGCCCTTTCTTGACTGTAGTAACTGCTGAAGCATTCCAATCTGCCACTTTACGAACATTTAATTTATCTAAAGTTTGTATTTGGAATTTCTTTGTAGTTGCCTTGGTTTCTTCCTTCTTAGGTTCTGCTTTTTTACCATCTACATAGTTTTTTACATCTTTAATGAAGTGACTGAAGCCATCTGGAGAACATCCATATCCCCAGAATGCAGTACCTGGACAAGTTTTAGCACTTCTTGAAGGATTATATTTGCCTAAATAAGTTCCTCCAGCAGTAAACCAACAATGCGGTCTTATATGAGAAGTGTTAACTGGGATATCAAATCTCTTACACAACTCACCATAAAGATATATTACTGCCTTCTTTTGTGCAGATGTCATTTTATCGTGGCCTTTATCAAAACAACCATATATTTCTATACATATAGCATTTGTGTTCCATTTTCTAATTCCTATTGGAGTAGAATTAAGATTTCTTCCTGTAGTGATTTTGCCGTCTGGAAATACATTGAAGTGCTGAGCTATAAAATGTCCATGCCCGTCACTATCATGCCATGTAGATTTTCCATAACTATCTAATGATTGAGTTCTGCCAAAATGTGGTTCTGCAAATACTTTTTTATCTGTCTTTTCCCAAGTACTGTAGTTAGGTAAGTCCATATGATGTACTTGTAGTTTTGTTATTGTTCTAGTTACCTTTTGTTTATTAAGCCAATTTTTTACATCTTTTTCATTTTCCAATAATGTGAAACCATTTTGAGTTTTCATTATTTATCACCTTCTTTATTTTCAATTAAATTTTTAAAAGCTTGATGAAGTCCTACAGAACTTAAACCACTCAACATCCCTCCTAGTAATACATTTACATTAAAATAGCCTGCTATAAAGTAGTTTAAAACCACTCCTATGCAGGCCATGATTAATGGTATATATTTATTAGGTATAAAATTTAAACTTGTTTTTATTACATATCCAATACAACAACATACTAATATTACTGCAACTACTAAATAATTACTTATAACACTTAAATCTAACATTTATCTCTCTCCTTTATTTTCTAATTCCTTTATTTTTTCTTCAACAACACTCATTCTGCTTATAAGATTATTATGCTTATCCACCCTATTACTCAGAATAGATATATCTTCTTTTATATTCTTTATCTGTTCTTGTATTACTGCAGTTGTCTTGTTATTGCTAAAGTAAGAACCTGCTAGGGTTCCAACAAATGCTAGTATCGCAACAATTATTTCTGTACTCATAGACAACACCTCTATTCATGTTTTTCATAAAAAAAGGCATATCTCTATGCCTTTAGTCTTCTATATATCTCCAAACCATTGGTTCTCTTGTTACTGGATGTTTTCCAGCACTTTTATTTTTCCCTTTACAACATCTAATAATAGAACTATGGTCTATATTATACTTTATTTCTGCTAGTTTAATTGTATTGAATATTTCTCCTGTTGTAATGCAAATAATTTTCTTACCTCTAGATTTTGATATAGATTTACTTAAATTCTTTTTATACTCCTCTGAACGCTTTCTCCCTTTTAAAGCATTACTTACTTTTTCATTTCTTTTCCCATAGTTAATATTATAGCCGACAGTACACCATTCCAGGTTATCCACTCTATTGTTGTTTACATTTTCATCTATATGATTTATTTGTGGAAGGTTGTTGGGATTTGGTATAAATGTTTGTGCCACTAATCTATGCATTCTAAAATGTTTTACCTTTCCATTTTTATATAAAAAAGCATCTACGTATCCATCTCTATCTTTAATAGGTTTTAAAATTTTTTCTGTCGCCTTCTTTGAATGATTAAAATGTATGCTCTTCACTCTTCCTAAATTACTGACTTGATATAATCCCTCATATCCCTTGATATCCTTCCAAATTTCTTCCACAAAACCACCCCTTTTATTTGTTTTCTAATTATATTATATCACGTATATACGTATACGTATTTACTTATTGTTCAACCTAATATATAATAATATTGAGGTGATAATTATGAGAAAGAAATTTACCACTACTCTTGATGAAGAAATTATTAAGAAAGTTAAAATCCAGGCAGTTAAAGAAAATACTGATGTATCTAAGTTATTAGAAAAATTAATTGAAAAGTATTTAAAAGAGAATGAATAATCATTCTCTTTTCTTATTTATGTTTTACTCTGTCTCTTAATTCTCCTTTTTTACCATCATTAAATTGTTTCACTTCTGAAAGATAGCCAGTTATCCTTCTTATTCTTTGGAATGGCATTGATTTTACCTCATATTTCAAATCAACATAATCTCCATCTAATTTTACTGTAATATATTTAATTTGTTGCCCCGGATTTTTCTTTTGAACATAATCTATATATGCTTGTCTCTCTCTTTCATCTAATTCTACTGTACACCCTTCTTCATTCCAGCAATGAAAATCCATAATATCACCCCTTTTTTTGTATTAAAAAAGGA